TATGTCTGTAGAAACTAGATAACATGAGGGTGTGAAACTATAGTGAAATTCACAGTCTTTGATATACAATTGTTAATTTAAAGAAATGATTTTAGGTGGTGAAAATGAGTATTGATAAAAGTTTGACAAATTATGAGAAAGCTCATGTAGACTATCAAAATGGAATGAAGTATAAAGATATAGCAAAGAAATATGATGTATCTGAAAATACAGTAAAAACATGGAAAAGAAGATATGCTTGGGAAAATAGAAATGAACTAAAAAAAGTATTCAAGTTGCAAATAGGTTCAAGTTTTGAGACTGTAAAAGCAGATTTGCTAAAACAATTAAAAAGCAATGGAATATATGGTGAACATTATATTGATTTAGTTAATACCTACATGGAAATGTTTAATATAAAAAATGAATTAATAAAAGATATTAAAGATAGAGGCGTTGCTATTGAATGGTTTAATGGCAAGCAGATGGGTATTAAGAAAAATGATAGTATAAGTGAGTTGAATAAGACTATAGCACAAATGCTTAGTATCTTAAATGACTTAGGATTAAAACCTTCAGCAAACCTTGGTGTTGGTGGTGATGATTATGAGGACTTATAATAAATATATAAATCCTTACATGGAAAAAATATTAAATAATGAGATAGAGCATTGCCTGGAACAAGAAGAGATGATAAAAAATATTATTATTCCAGTTCTAGAAAGAGAAGATGTTTACATTGATGAAAAGAAAATAGAAGATGGTTTATCATTACAGAAGTACTTTCCATACAAGCTTATTGAATGGGAGGTTTTTTTATTTGCCTTAATTGTTGGGGTATTTTTAAAAGATGGAGATATATTTTTTAAAGATATAAGATGCATTGTAGGTAGAGGTAGTGGTAAAAATGGCTTTATATCATTTCTATGTTTCTATTTTTTAAGTCCCTATCACGGGATTAAGGGATATAATATAGACCTTCTAGCAAATAGTGAGCAACAGGCTATGACTTCTTTTAATGATGTTTATGAAATAATAAAAGAACCAGCTGATAAAAAGTATGAGGGTATACTAAAAAAACATTATTATGCTACTAAGACACAAATAATGGGTAAAAAAACTAAGTCTATTCTTAGATATAATACTTCTTCTAAAAGAGGGAAAGATTCTAAGAGAACAGGATGTGTTATTTATGATGAAAAGCATGAGTACCAAGACTCTACTAACATTAATACTTTAAAGTCAGGATTAGGTAAGGTTTGGCATGGTAGGGAGATAACTATTTCTACTAATGGTCATACTAGAGGTGGAGTTTTAGATAGGGAACTTGACCAAGCTAAAGAAATTCTAAAAGAATATAATCCATTAAATAGGACTTTAATTTTTTGGTGTAAGATTGAAGAAGAAAAGGAATGGGATAATCCTGATAAATGGATTAAAGCTATACCTTCAATAAATGATTTTAAATCTCTTAAAAGCACTATTCAAAAGGAAGTTATAGATATGCCTTATAACTTAGATTACTTTCCAGAGTTTATGGCTAAGAGATTAAACTTTCCTATAGGAGATAAAGATGTTGAAGTTGCAGAATGGAAAGATATATTAGCAACTAACCAAGAGTTTATAGATCTTAAAGGATTGGATTGTGTTGGAGGAGTTGACTATGCAAAAACAAATGACTTTGTTGCATGCTGTTTAGTTTTTAAAGTAAAGGAAAAGTATTATGTTAAACAACATACCTTTGTTTGTACTAAATCACGAGATTTAAGAGGGATAAAAGCTCCGCTTGATGATTGGGCTAGGCGTGGAGATATAACTTTTATTGATGATGTTGAAATATCAGCAGTCCATGTTACAGATTGGTTCTTAAAAATGGGGAGTTTATACAATGTTTTAAAAATAGGGATAGATAATTTTAGATATTCTCTATTAAATAATGAATTTAAAAAGATTGGCTTTGATGCTTTTGAACTTAAAAATATTAAGCTTATAAGACCAAATGATATTTTAAAGGTATCTCCTATAATAAATTCTGTATTTGTTAATCATAACTTTGTTTGGGGGGATAGTCCTATTCTAAGATGGTATACAAACAATACTAAAAAAATAATTAGTAATGGGAACATTAGTTATGGAAAAATAGAGCCTAATTATAGAAAAACTGATGGTTTTATGGCTATGGTTAATGCTATGATTTTAGCTCAGACAGAGATTAAAGAAAGAGTAAAGGCTCCAAAAGTAGGAGTTTTAACATTTTAAAGGAGGTGATTAAGATAAGATTGTTGGATTTTGTAAAAGAATTTATTTCCCCAAGAACCAAAATTGGAGGAACTGAAACTATAATTGCTAATATTACAGAAGAAATATATTTTAAAGAATTAGCAGTTTATATAGCTGTTAGTTATATAGCTAGTGCAATAGCTAAATGTGAATTTAAAGTCTTTGAGAACAATGAAGAAGTAAAAAATAAGGAATATTTTACTTTAAATTTATCTCCTAACCTAAATGAAACATCCAGTGAATTTTGGTATAAAATTATTGAAAAAATGTACTATGAAAATGAAGCCTTAGTAATAGAGAGCAATGGCAATTTATATTGTGCTGATAGCTTTAGTAAAGAGGAATTTCCTATGTTAGGTAATAAGTATTCTAATATAACAATTGGAACGCTTAATATGAATAAAACGTATAAAGCAGATGAGGTTTTTCTTTTTAAACTAGAAAATAGAGATGTTAAAAGGATTATTGATGGGCTTTATAGTTCCTATGGCAAACTTTTAGGTTATGCTATTAAAAAATATAAAAAATCCAATGCTGAAAAGTATAAATTAAAAATATCTAGTACAAAAGCTGGTAATGAAGATTTTATGCAAGAGTTTGAAGAAACTATAAAAGCACAGCTTAAAACATTCATGGAAAGTGATAGTGCAGTATATCCAGAATTTGATGGCTATGATTTAGTTGATATGTCTCCAAAGAATAATAGTTCTAATAGTTCTGATGTAACAGCTTTAAGAAAAGATATTTTTGAAATGGTAGCACAAGCTTTTAAAATACCACAAAGTTTACTTACTGGAAATATAACAAATATCAATGATGTTGTTAAGGTCCTAATAACTTTTGGTATAGACCCTATAGCATCTACTATAAGTGAAGAACTATCTAGAAAACAAGGCTTTGAAAAGTGGAATAAAGGAAACTATATAAAAATAGATACTTCTACAATAAATCATATTGATGTTTTAGAAGTAGCAGAAAAGGTGGATAAAATGATTTCTTCAGGAGTTTTATGTATTGATGAAATAAGAGAAATTATTGATAGAAAAGCGTTAGACACTGATTTTAGTAAGACACATTTTATTACTAAAAACTATGATACTGCTTCAAATGCTTTGAAAGGAGGTGATGAATAAATGGATAAGAAATACTATTCTTTAGCTATTAATGAAGAAAAGAGTGAAGCAAATATATATATTTATGGAGATATAACATCTTGGGAATGGTTTGATAATGATGTATCTAGTTATACTTTAGCAAGACAATTAGAAAACCTTGATGTAAATAATATTAATGTTTATATAAATTCCTATGGTGGAGAAGTTGGAGAAGGTTTAGCTATATATAATAGCCTTAAAAGGCATAAAGCTAAAGTTAAAACTTATTGTGATGGCTTTGCTTGTTCTATTGCTAGTGTAATATTTATGGCTGGTGATGAAAGAATAATGTCAAATGCTAGTTTACTTATGATTCATAATGCGTGGACTTGGGCATCAGGTAATGCTAATGACTTTAGGAAACAGGCAGATGACTTAGATGCAATAACACAGGCTTCTATAAATGCTTACATGGAAAATGTAAATATAACAGAAGAAGAAGTTAAAGCTATGCTTGATAATGAAACTTGGTTAAGTTATCAAAATGCTTTAGAGTATGGTTTTGCTACAAGTGTTGTAAGTGAGAAAAATAATAATAAAGCTAGTCAAAGTGTTAAAAAATCATTACAAAGAATGATTTTAGATAATCAAATAAAAAATAAAAACCAGGAACCAAAGCAAGAACCTATAGAGCCTGCACAAGAACCAGTGCAAGAGCCTATTAAAGAAAAGGTTAATAAATTTGGTTCTTTTTTTAATGCAATAATTAAATAATTAGGGGGATTTAAAATATGTTAAATATATCAAGTTTAAAACAAAAAGATGCAGTAGTAGCATTGCAAAATGCAATGGCTGGAGAAGATGAGAAGGCTATTCAAGAAGCATGGCTTGGTTTTCAACAATCAATTATAGATGTTGTTAAACAAGATTATGAAGAAGCACATGGAAATCAAGCTATATTGGCTCAAAGAGGATATCGACAATTAACTCAACAAGAAATAAATTATTATAATAAATTAATTGAAGCTGGAAAGTCTGATAATCCAAAACAAGCCATGACTGGTGTTATGAATATAATGCCTGAAACAATAATAGAAGATGTTTATAAAGATTTAGTTCAAGAACATCCACTATTATCTAAAATTAATTTTGTTTCTGTAAAATATCTTACTAAATGGATTTTAAATGACCACACAGTTCAAACAGCAGTTTGGGGAGAAATAAATAGTGCTATTACAGAAGAAATTACAAGTGCATTTAAAGTTATAGACGTAAACCAATGTAAATTAAGTGCATTTACTGTTATAGAAAAGGATATGTTAGATTTAGGACCTACATTCTTAGATGGATATATAAGAATGTTCCTAAAGGATGCTTTACTTACAGGACTTGAAAAAGGTATTGTAGATGGTACTGGAAAAGCACAACCAATAGGACTTACAAGGAATGTATCTAAAGATGTTACTGTAACTGGTGGGGTTTATCCTAAAAAAGAGAAGATAGAAGTTACTAGCTTTATACCTTCAGCATATGGTGAATTACTTGCCAAGATGGTTAAAAATGAAAATGGTAGAAATAGAAAATTTGATAAGGTGTTAATGATTTGTAATCAAACGGATTATTTAAGAAAAGTAATGCCTGCAACAACTTATTTAAATGCAGCTGGGGCATATGTTAATAATCTATTCCCATTCCCAACAGATGTAGAAATATCAAATGAGTTAGATGAAGGCGAAGCAATAGTTTGTTTACCAGATGAATACTTTATGGGTATTGGTGGAGCTAAAGAAGGAGTTATAGAGTACTCTGATGATTTAAAATTCTTAGAAGATAAGAGAGTTTATAAAATTAAGATGTATGGTATGGGAAAAGCATACGATAATACTGTATCTTTATTATTAGATATATCTAATTTAGAAGCAGCTTTTTAGGTTAATTTATGAATAAAGAAGCATTATTGAAGGAATTAAAAATTAAAGTTAATGTAACTTGGAATGATGAAGATACTGAACTTAGATTAAATTCTATTATTGAAAATGCAAAGGCTACTCTTGATTATAAATTAGGTGCAGAAATTGATTATTCTATTCCAGGAATAGAGAAGTCATTATTTTTAAATTATTGTATGTATGCTTATAATAACTGTTTAAATGAATTTGATAAAAATTATTTAAGTGAAATTTATCAAATTCGTATAAAATATGAGATACAACAAAGAAAGGCGTTAAATGAGCAAAGTTAAATTTGAAAATTTTAATGATGGAATATTATTTATTGGAAGTTATAAGGAATTATATGATGATTTAAATAATGTTACAGGCAAAGAGTTTACCAAATGTGGTAAGCTCTTTTATAATTTATATTCTATAACTGAAAAAGATAGATATTTAAATGAAGATTTAAAAATAGATATGAAAGTTAAAGTTAAGAATAATAAAATGGTTAACTCTAATAACATTATTAGCTTAGATAATAAGCTATATAGCATATCTAAAATTGATAAATCTTGTGATAGATTAAGTTTGTTTTTATATTTAACTGATTATATAGATGAACTTGATAAGATAATAGATATTTATATATTAAAGAGAACATCTTCTTTAAGTGATCCTATAGAAAGTTTATATAAGAGAGTTTTTGCAAATATAAAAAATGTTGAATTGATCTCCAATGAAGCAAAGATTAGTGCTAATGTTAAAAAAAATAAGCTAAAATTAAAATTTAAAATTAAATATATTGAGGGCTTTGAGGATAATGACCTTATAAATAAATTTAAGATTAAATATAATAATAAAAGCTTTAATATAATTAATGTTTTAAATATAGATAATGCAAATAAAATAATTGAACTAACAGGTGCTTGTTAATATGTCTATGAAAATTGATTTTAATAAACTTTATAGTAAATTAGATGAACTTAAAGGTAAAGCTAAAAATGAAAATCTAGATAAATGTTTAGATACGACTAAACCAATTATTCAAAATGCTATGAATAATAATGTTCCAATCGATACTGGAGAACTTAAAAGCAATCTAGGTGAAATTGATAAAAAAGGAACTGGGCAGGGCAGAACTTTAGTTATGGGTGTAAAAAGAGAAGCTAAACAAATAGAAAAGGATAAAGCATATTATAATCATTATGGAACGAAACATATAGTTGGAACGCATTGGATGGAAAAAGCATTTAATAGTTGTAAGGGTGAAGCAAATGAGCAGCTTAAAAAATCTTTAAAGGAAGTTTTTAAACTATGATTGTAAAACTTGAAAATATATTAAAAGAATTAAACATTGAACTTGCTTACCAAGAATATGATGGTGATGCAGAAGAATATTTAATATTTGATATATATGATCTTAGAGAAAATGATTTTGCAGATGATATTAATTTAAGTGTAACAAATTATATAACAATAAATTATTGGCATAAAAGCTTAAATAAAATAAATAATTACAAAGCTATTATCAAGAAATTGAAAGATAATGGCTTTTATTTTATTGCTATGAAAACTTTAAATAAAACTGATAGTTTTTATGGTAAGAATTTTACTTTTAAAATAGATTGTATGGAGGAATAAATATGAGTGAAGTAACAAAATTAATTAAAGGTTTAAAGAATATACATTTTGCACCATATAAAAACGGAAGGTTTGATACACCAGTTAAGGTGCAATTTGCAAAAAGTTTAGAATGTGAATTATCCTTTGAAAGTGAAAATGAATGGGCTGATGATAGAATAGTAGATACATCAAGTGAATATAACGGAGGAGAGGGGTCTGTTACAGTATTAGGACTTACAAAAGAAGAACATGCACTGCTATTTGGAAACACTAAAGTTAAAGGAGGTGTAGTAGTAAATAGCAATGATATAGCTCCTCAGGGTGCTTTTTTATTTGAAAGAGGAAAGAAAAATTCATCTCATAGTAGGTATTATGTAGTATATGCTTGTCAATGTTCTCCAGCTACAATAAGTGCAGAAACTGTAGAAGATGGAAAAGCATCAGCTGCAGAAGATGAAATAAATTTTACAATAGGTTCTTTAGATGATGGTAATATATATCATTTTATAGACACTGATGATTCTACAGTAGACGATACTCAAAAATCGAATTGGTTTACTGAGGTGCAATTCCCAATAGAATTAGAAGAATAAAAACGTGAGGAATTTACTTCCTCACTTTTATTTTTTGAGGTGATTTATGTATACAGCATATTTAATACTTAATAATAGAGTATTTAGCGGTACTTTAGATTTTTACGTTTTAATGGAAACTCAAAATACATTAAAAAAGATGGGTAAGAATTTAAAGGTTGTTGATATTTTTAATAAAATAGCTGAACAAGATATGGAAGTAATATCAACTTTGATTTTACAGAGTCTAATGAGAAAAAATAATAATTCCAAAACTATAAAAAAAGCATACACAACTAAAAAAACAGATAAAGAATTAATTGAATATTTTATAGCTATTAATTCTTTTATTATAGATTTATTGGAAGAATGTATGCCAAAAACAAATAAAAAACTTAAAGAAAGCGAATTTGAGGATATTCCAAGTGCAAAAGATTGGGATATTGCTAGTATGGAATATATATGGACTACAGTTTTAAGAAGAAATGATTTTTGGAAAACTACTCCAAAAAATTATTTTGAGCAAGTAGATGTATATTGCAAATTAAATAATAAAAAGAAAAATAAAAAAATTGAAGAAATTTAAAAAGGAGGTGAATATATGACACAAATTATTGAGAGTTTGGCAGTAGAACTTAGTCTAGAAGCACAAAATTTTTCTAAACAAATGAGTGCAATTGATAAGGCAGTTAGAAACCTCGATACACAATTCAAAAATGCTAAAAAAGGTGTAGATGATTATGAAAAAACTTATGTTGGATTAGATAATAAAATTAATACTACAGCTAAGAAAATAGAATTGTATAATACTAAGCTGCAAAAACAAAAAGAAGAATATACAAATCTAAGCTCTGTAGTTGAAAAGCAAAAAGGTAAATTAGATGAACTTGAGAGTACTGTAGGAAAAGGAAGTGAAGAATGGCAAAAACAAGCCAATTTAGTTCAAAAGAATTCACAAAAATTAGAAAAATTAAGTACTGATATAAATAAAACTGAAACTAATATAGATAAATTAACTAAAGAGCTTAATGAAAATCAACGTGAATTTGAAGAGCTTGGAAATAAAACTAAAACTGCTGGTGAAAAATTATCCGATATTGATGAAAAAGCCAAATTAACAGAAAGCGAATTTCAAAAGTTAGGTAGTGAACTTAAGCAAAATGGTACATTCTTTCAAAAGCTTGGAAATGAAATGCAACAGTTATCATCTAAAATTAGTGCCAATGTTCAAAAAATTAATGTTTATGAGACTGAAATATCTAAGCTTAATAATGAACTTACTGAAAATAAAGAAAAACATAATAAACTTGAAAATGAGATAAAACAAACTGAAAGAGCTTTAGAAAGTGCTAAAAATGAGTATGGTCAAAATAGCAAAGAAGCTAATGAATTAAAACAAAAGTTATTACAGCTTAAAGATAGCTTTAACAATGTGGAAAAAGAAATAGAAGAAAATACACATGATTTAAACAAATATCAAACTGAATTGAATAATACGCAAGCAGAAGTTAATTCTTTAAGCAAAGAACTTAAACAAATGCCATTTAACGAAATTGGTGAAAAGCTAACCAGTACTGGAAATAGTATAAAAGATGTTGGACAAACATTAACTGCTGGTGTAACTACCCCTTTGCTTGCTGTAGGAACAGCAGCAACAGTAGCTGGAGTTAACTTTGATACTTCAATGTCAAAACTTCAAGCAACAGCTGGTATTGCAGATAAAACAAGTGATAGTTATTTAAAATTAAAAGAAAAAGCTTTAGAAATGGGTTCTTCAACTTCATTTTCGGCAAGTGAAGCTGCTGATGGGCTTACATACTTAGCACTTGCAGGATGGGATGTTGAAACACAGATTGAAAGAATAGAGCCTGTTCTTCGTGCGGCAGAAGCTGGAGGAATGGAACTTGCTACTGCATCTGATAAAATTACAGATTCTATGTCATCAGCTGGAGTTGCAAGTAAAGATTTTTCAAAATATTTAGATATAGTAGCACAAGCTCAAAGAAGATCTAACACAAGCATGGAAGAAATGTTAGATGCTTATATTGTTGGTGGTGGAATATTTAAATCCCTTAACATGGAATTAGATGAAAGTGGTGCACTACTTGGAATATTGGCTAATAGAGGTACGAAAGGTTCAGAGGCTGGTAATGCATTAATATCTGTTTTTTCAAATTTAATAACAGAAACTGGACAAGCTGGAGGGGCCTTAGATGCATTAAATATTTCTCTTTATGATAGTACTGGAAAACAAAGAAACATGATTGAGGTTTTAAAAGAAATGGCTGATAAGTTAGGCGTAAATTCTGACGAAACCTCTAATCTTACAGAAAAACAAGAACAACAGTATGCAGCCATGGTTGGCGGAAAAACTCAATTTGATACACTCATGAAACTTTTAGCTGGAGTATCAGATGAATATGATGAATTACAAGTTAGTTTACAGAACTCTACTGGTGCTTTAGAAGAAATGTCACTTGTTATGAAAGATAATTTAGGCGGCTCTATTGAAAATATGAAAAGTGCCATTGAAGGAGCTCTTATAAAGGCTTTTGAAGCAATGCTTCCCGTTTTAGAAAATGTTGTTGGCAAAATAACAGATGCCGCTAATTGGTTTAGTAGTTTAGATGAAGAACAACAACAAAATATAGTTACTATAGCAGCGATTGTTGCAGCTATTGGTCCTGTCTTAATGATTGTAGGACAACTAATAATAGTTGGAGGAAATCTTGTTACATTATTAGGTGCTACAAGCGGAGCATCAGGAGTTTTAACAAAAGCTTTAGGAGTTTTAAGTGGTCCTACTGGAATAGCTTTGTTGGTTACAGCTTTAGTTGGACTAATTAGTATCATTGGCGACTCTGAAAATGCTATTTATTTACTTCAGGATAAATTTGGTGGGCTTGGAGTTGTTATTGGTGCAGTATGTGAATATATAAGTGGTGTAGTACAGATGACCTTTGGCAATATAATAATTATTATTGAGGGTGTTATGAATATGATAGCCGCTATAATTGATGGACCTGGAGGACTTACTATAACAGATGCTTGGAAAAACATGAATTCTAAGCTATTAATGAATACAGAAGAAGCACAAGCTAAATTACAGTTAACTACAACACAAGGAATGTCACAACTTAGAAGTATGACAGAAAGTGAATTAAATAAGCTTGTTGACACTACAGATTTATTAATGAATCAAATTCCAGTTATTGCGGAAGGAAATTATAGTGAAGCATCTAATGCAATAGCAACACAATTGCAAGGAATGAGTAGTAATCAGCTTACAGCTCTTACAGGGATGAATGATACTACAAAACATTTATTCCAAGGAATTAATACTTCCATGACAGTTGAAGCAATGGCAGCACAGGTTGCTAAAAATATGCAACAAATGAACAATGCAGGTTCTTTAGAGGTCAGTGACTTAGAAAAAGATGTATCTAGTGCTATGGACCTTATAAAAACAAACATTGATAAGGCTACATCAGAGGCAGCAAGTAAGGCAGATACTAATACTAAAGATTTAGCTAATAAAGTTGAAAGTAATACAAATTATGCTAGTAGTAGAGTAGACCTTACTACAAAACAACTGTTAAATAATGTTGATACTAATACTAAGAATGCCAGTAACAAAGCAGATACTAATACTAAAGACTTAGCTAATAAAGTTGAAAATAATACAAGCTATGCTAGTAGTAGAGTAGACCTTACTACAAAACAATTGTTAAATAATGTTGATACTAATACTAAGAATGCTAGCAACAAAGCAGATATTAATACTAAAGACCTAGCTAATAAGGTAGGCACAAATATACAAAATGCTGGAACCAAATCTAATACTAGTATTGAAAGCATGACAAAGCAGATAGATAATAGTACTAAAGATGCTAGTAATAAAGCTAATGCTAATACAAAAGACTTAGTCAATAATATTGACTCTAATACAAAAGAATTATCAAACAAAGCATCAGCTAATTTTAAAGACATGAGTAATAAAGCTGATTCTAATACTAGAGACGCATCTAATAAAGCTATATCCAACATGAATTCCATGAAAGATGGGGTTTTAAGGGCAACTAGCTCTATGACTTCAAGCGCTATTTCTGACTGGAATAGACTTAGAAGCGAGTTTAGTAGAGGTATTACAGGACAAATTAATATAACTAGAACAACTACCAATGTTGTACAAAGCCAACAAGCTCAAGGTTATGCAAATGAAGCTGTTGCATTATCTACTATAGATACTAGCCCTTATATTACTAGAGGTTCTTATTTTAATTCTAATAATGGTATAAATAATGCAGTTAGATCTAACATTTCAAACGAGAGCTCAAAATCAAATTTTAGTTCTGGTGGTAATACAATAGAAATTAAATTAGAGATAGACAATGTAACTGTTAAAAATGACGATGATTATAAAACAATGGCTAAAAAAATAGTAAATAATATTAATGTAGAATTGCAAAATATTAAAAGTACTAAAAATAAAATGAAAGGTAGAAGAATTTATGCTTAGTTTATATTTCAATAATACTCCAATACCTACTTGGCTTAAAGTTACAAATATAAGCGAAAGTTTAATGCCGAGCTTTGAAGCAACAAGATTTAAAACTACTTTTAAAAAAAGGGTTATTAATATTGATATTTCTTTTAAAAGAAATAAAAATTTAGATAAGCAAAGAAAATCTGAACTTTTAAGCTTTATAAAAGGCAATAATTTCAATCCTTCTAAATTAAGCTTACCAAATAATAATGATAGATACTATTTAGCTAAAGTAACTAATATAAGTGATATTGATGGAACTATTAGAAAAGGTAGTGGTACTATAACTTTTACTTGTTTTGATTATAGAGAGTATGACGCTATCAAAACTATTACTACAGCTACTAATAATAATTTAAAAATAAATTACTTAGGTACAGAAGATGTTTATCCTATAATAAAAATTAATGTTAAATCTAATTGTATAAAAATAAAAATTAATTTTACTAATGAATTATATACTAGCTATTTAGAATTTAATGATAATTTTAAAAGTGGTGATATTATAATCTTAAATCAAGCTACTAATAAACTAACTGTAAATGGAATAGAGAAATCTGAGATATGGCATTTAAATAGCATGAGAAATAAACTAAGTAAGGGTATAAATAGCTATTCTATAGTAAATGGTGATATATCATTTCAAGTAGAATTTAATACGGCTTATTTATAACAAAGGAGGTGTTAGCATAGATAATATTTATGTATTTGATAATAATGATAATCTTTTAGAAATATTAGATGATAATTTAATTATTAATTATAAACACAGATTAAAAGGTAATGGAGCATCTGAATTTACTTTAACTATTAATGGTAAAAATAATAATTTAAAGAAATATAATAAAGTTGGATTTTTTAGCTATGATAAAGGATTCCAACTTTTTTGCATTGATACACATAATGAATATAATAGTATTGATGAAAATACTTTAACTATTAATTGTATTGATGATATTGTTGTACTTGGAAATAACATAATTGAAGATAAAAGGGTTGTTGGTGGTACTGCTTCATCTGCTTTAGAAAAAGTAGTTGAAGGTACACCTTATAGTATGGGAACTGTTGAAAGTTTCGAAAAAAATAATATTAATTTTTATTATGTATCTAGCCTAACTGGTTTAAATGATATTATAAATACTTATGGATGTGAATTTAGAACTAGAATTATAATAGATGATTTTGGTAATATTTCTAAAAAATATATTGATTTAGTTCATAGGTTGGGACAAGATACTGGTCTTAGATTTACTTATGATACTAATGTAAATTCCATTGAGAAAACTACATCTGATGATGCTCATTTTAATGTTTTATATGGTCGTGGTGCTTCATTACAAACTGATGATGACGGCTACTCTAGAAAAATAAGTTTTGAAGAAGTAGCTTGGAGTACTCCAAGTAATCCAATTAGTAAACCTATGGGACAAAAATTTATAGAGGATAGTTCAAGCATATCAAAATATGGAAGATTAGAAGGAATATATGAAAATGATAAGATAGACGATCCTGAATTACTTCTAAAAAAAACTTATGAAAAATTACAAAATATTAAGGATTTAAATTATTCCTATTCTATTGATGTAGAAGATTTAAGACATTTTGAAGGGTTTGAACATTATAAATATACTTTTGGAGATAGTATTATAGTATTAGATGAAGAAGCTGGTATTACTGTAGAGTCTAGAATATTAGAAATTAATACGGAAGTCGATTTTATAGAAAAGACTAAGAATATATCTATAACGCTTGGTAATTTTAGAAATGGATTAGTTGAAAGTGAAGATAATATTAAAGATGTAATTGATAGCATTAAGGACCAATTAGGTAACATTGAAGATAATGAAATTGATGATAGTGAATTTCCAGATACCCTTCCAGATGCTCCTAATATAACTGGTAAAGGCTTGTTTGCTACTATAATGCTAGAGTGGACTTATGAGAATAAGATGTATTATACTTATGAGTTATTTGCTAGTAAAGTGAAAGACTTTGCTCCAGGACCTAGTAATAGGATTTTTGAAGGTAAAGCTAGTGCATTTTTACATGAAGTTAATCCAGAAGAAACGTGGTATTACAGAGCAAGAGCTAAAAATACACATGGACATTATACTGATTATTCTACACAACTTACAATTAGTACTTATAAGATAAGTAATTCAGAAAATTATTTTGAAGAAGCAGCAATTAAAGATGCAACTATAGGAGAATTAAAGCTAGATAGAGGATGGGTTGGAAAGCTAATAGGAACATATATAGATGCTAAAAACTTAAGCGTAACTGATGGTAATGGAAATCAAACACTTCTAGTTGACAGTTTTGGAAGGCTTTATGGAGATTTTACGACATTTAAGATAAATTCTAAAGATGTTGCTACACAAGAGTGGGCTAAACAGGAAATAAGTCCTGGTTATATTTTACACTCTATTAACACAAGTATCCAGGAGGAAGGTACAAGTATAAGCACTATATCTACCTTATTAAATAAAAATGGATTTAGTGTTTATAATGGCGCCATAAATGTATTTAATAAGAACAATGAAAAGGTATTTTGGGTAGACCCTACTGGAAGAGCGTCTGTAAGCAATCTGAATGTTTATGGCGAAGAAAGACTTGGGAATATAGATATAAAAGGCACTGGTAACAAAGGGATTGTTATAAGGAGCTTAGATGGCGGAGATAGATATATAGATTTCAGCACCTTCAATGATGATGGCTCGAATTGGAGTCAAGAAATTACAAAGGGTAACTTTACAAGGCTTTGGGCTATGAACGGTGATTTTTATATTATGCCCACAGATAAACTCTTTATAAGCAGTTGCAATTCTAAATTTGGTGGCTCGAAGTTAGATGAAGTTTTCATTAAATCAAGAAAAACAACAATAGAGGGAAATGTTGAGGTTGATTGGTTAAAGGCGATAAGCGGATTTTCAACTCCTACTTTAACAACCAATAACATATATAGCGGTGAAGGGTGGTTAATTTTTAACTCTAAGGCAAACTTTAAAAATCAAGTTTATTGCGAAGATTATTTATTAACTAAAAAAATAGGGCATGGTAGTACTGGTGGGGTTTTAAACAAAAGTGAACCTATTACTTTTTATTCTCCCATAGAAATGAATAACTGCAATATAGGTGGAGTTGGTACAGTATCCACTACAAATTTAGCAGCCAATAGTTCACAGTTAAATTACGCGAAAATCAATTATTTAAATGGAGATTTAAATTGTAATCAAAAGCAAATTCATAATATAAAATATATGAATGGTGAGCATTTAAGTGCTTCTAAAGTAAGCTGCAATGAATTAAGTGGAGGTTCTTATTTTAAATTCCTTTCTTCAGCCGATTTTAATAGGAACAGCCTTGATAATGTATATAGATTATCTTGCATGGAACTTGCAGTAAGTGGTTCTAAGAACTGTGTACAAGGTACGAAAAACTATGGAAAAAGACTTATAAACGCTTATGAAACTTGTGATTATTACTTTGGAGATATTGGAGAAAGTTCTACTGAAAATGGTGAATGTATAGTTTATTTAGATGATATTTTTAAAGAAGTTATAACTACAGATATTACCTATCAGGTGTTTTTGACAAAATACGGGAAAGGTGATATTTGGGTAAGCGAAAGGCATGAAGACTATTTTATAGTACAAGCTGATAATGATATTAGTTTTGGTTGGGAAATAAAAGCAAAAAGAAAAGGCTTTGAAAATTATAGATTAGAAGAATATGTGGAGGAAAATGAATATGCACAAGAAAATAACACAATTTAATACATTAGAATTAAAAGATGGGGTTAGGGTTGCTATTACTTACAGCACTTTTAAAGAGGATGGAACTTTATTTAGTAATAATAATAAAATAAGTTATAAATTAGATACAGATAAAGTGTTAGAGGAACATCTTAATACTTTATTTGCTTATGTAATAGAAAAATTAGGTTAGGAGGAACTATGGGTGTTAGAGCTATAAATTTGGATTTAGATATTTATAAAAAAAATTATCTAACTGTAGATACTGTAAAGTCTTTGGATTCTGTAATTTTTAAAATAAATATATTTGAAAATGGTATTTCTAAAGATGTAACAAGACAAACTGTTTCTTTATATTGCAAGAGAAAAAATAATACTGTTGTAGAGCAGAAAGATAATATAAGCATTTCTAATAACTTAATAACTATAAATGTTAAAAATAGCTGTTTCCAAATTCCTGGGACAGCTATTTTTGAATTAGAGCTTAAAGATTCCTCAGGAGTAATAGCAACCATGAATTTTAACATAAATGTTGAAGCAAGACTAAACTCTTCTGAAGTTATAAGTGCATCTAATGAAATTAGTGGGTTAAATGCAGTAGTTAAAAACTTGGAAAATAAAGCACAGCAATTAGATAATACAATAGTTGAAACAAATACAAAGTTAAATAATGCTTTAAACAGTATAAATAACAAAGGTGATAATACTATAAATGCAATAAAAAAGGACTATGAAAATTTAAAAGAAAGCATTACTGGAGAAAATATAGGTGCTAACTTACAAGAACAAATTAATAGTAATAAAAATAATTTAGCTGATTTAAATAAAAAGATAATAAATACTTACACCAAAACTGAAGTTGATAAGAAAATACAAGATGCTCAATTAAACAATAATAATGGCAATATAAATATTGATCTAAGCAATTATGCCACAAAAGAAGATTTGCAAAGGATAGAACTAACTCCTGGTCCTAAAGGGGAAAGAGGAGAACAGGGTATCCAAGGTCCTAAAGGAGAACAAGGACCAATAGGTCTAATAGGTCCTCAAGGTCCTAAGGGGAATGATGGAAGAGATGCAACTTTAACAACAGAACAAACAGAAAATTTGGCACAAATCCCTACTCTTAAAGATAAATTGGATAATACTTATACCAAAAATGAAGTTGATAAAAAAATACAAGATGCTCAACTAAATAATGGAAACAATAATGTAAATATTGATTTGAGTAACTATGCAACCAAAGAAGATTTAAAAAGGATAGAACTAACTCCTGGTCCTAGAGGAGAACAGGGTATCCAAGGTCCTAAAGGAGATGTTGGACCTCAAGGTATTCAGGGGGAAAGAGGTCCTCAAGGTCTTGCTGGTGAGAGAGGAGAGCAAGGACCAATAGGGTTAACTGGTCCTAAGGGGAATGATGGTACGTTTAATCCTAATACTGCTTTCTCCAACTTAGAAACAAATAATAAGACTATAATAGAAGCCATAAACGAGGTTTTTATAAATGCCAGTAATGGGAAAGAATTAATAGCTACAGCCGTTACTGGCAAAGGAATTGCTTCCAGTAAAGAAGATAGTTTTAATGTTTTGGCAAATAAAATAGGACGAATAGAAACAGGGAATAACAATGACATTGCGAAGATGGGGGATAATATTTACCACCTAGTTTTTAGAGAAAATGATTACAACGATTGTTATTTAATCGATACAGAAACCGTCGAACTTATAATAGATAATTCTAGTTGTACAATAAAAGCTACGGATATGTTTTTTAATGTTCCACATGAAATATATATACACTACAATAACCAAGACACACATATAGGAAATAAAACATCTGTTGGCAGTGTATTAAACTATACATTTAATATACCTAGCCAATTTGTCGGGAAGAGTTTTGAAATAAAAATAAAATATAAATTTGCAGAATTTATAATAACTAAAGAACCAAACAAATGGGTGGCGAAAGCCAATATGTCTTCCGCTAAATCTAGGTTTGCAGCTTGTTCTATTGAAGATGACATTTATGTTATTGGCGGATATAGGGCTAATAATTTAGCAACGGTAGAGAGATATGATACTAACAAAAATAAATGGGTATCTAAGGCTAATATTCCTAGTAGCATAAGTAAATTATCTAGCGCTGTAGTTGGGAAAACAATTTACGTTATTGGTGGCTATGGAACTAGTTATCTAAATACCGTTTATAGTTATAATTCAACTCTTAACATTTGGAGTAGCAAGGCAAGTATGATTACAGCTAGACATGAACTTATTAGTGTTGCGGTTGGCAATCTTATTTATGCTATTGGTGGTTATGGTGGAAGTGGATATCTTAACACAATGGAATGTTATAACACAAGAACTAATACGTGGACTACTAAAACACCTATGGCAAATGCAAGAGCAGGACTAGGTGGTGGGAATATAGCCGACTTGATTTATGTAGTTGGTGGATATACGGGAAATGGTTATGCAGATGTAGTAGAGTGCTATAATCCAATAACTAATACATGGACTACAAAAACATCTATACCAGAAGCTAAAAATTCTTTTGGCTATTGCGTTGTAAAAGATAAACTGTATGTTGCAGGAGGGTATAATATGCAAGGGTATTCGGACAAAGTTTTTTCTTACAACCCTAAAACGGATAAGTGGAAAGAACATACCCCCTTAACATCTAAAAGGGATTCGCTTAGTGCAGTTTCTGTGAACAACGAAATGTATGTACTTGGTGGATATAGCAGTGATAACAGCTATTTAAATATAATAGAAAAGTTTGAATAAAGGAGAGGTAAAAAATGGAATATAAGATATGGGATAAAAAAGAAAGTATAAATAATGTAAGTGCAGAGGAAGTTTTAAACTCTATGCCCGAGCTAAAAAACTCTGATGTTATTCTATTAATACAAAATAATAGAGTTACTAATATAGAGGATAAAGATGTGCTAATTTCTAATCTAAATTTAGATAGTAATTTAAGTGTACAAGAAGTTGCAGAAAAATATATCCAACACTTAGAAGAATTAAAAAAACAAGAAATAAAAGAAAAATTATCTTACAATGAGTTGCTAGAACAATACGTAAATTTAGAAAATTGTATATTAGAATTAGCAGATGCAGTAGGAAATATATAGGAGGATAAAAAATGGTTAAATTATATGTAAAAAAAATAACGCAAGGCGAAATGACTTTAGAGCAAGTACCAACTAGATGGAGAGAAGAAGTTAGAAAAGAATTAGAAAAAAGAGAAAAATAAATCATAGTCCTTAATGGGGCTATTTTTTATTTAATCTTAGGGGGTAAAAAAGTGGAAAACATAGCTATAGAAATTTTATTTATATTATTTTTTGCAGAAATCGTTATAGACTTTATACTTGGGATAGTAGTAGCAGCAAAGGAAAGAAGATTAAAAAGTTCTAGATGCAGAGATGGCTTATTTAAAAGCTTAGGAGAAATTACTGTTTTAATAATGTTTATGTTTGTATCTAAATTTGTACCAGGAGTCGATGCACTTTTATATTTCTTTATTCCATCTTTTATTTTCAAAGAATTATTAAGTGTATTAGCAAATTTAAATGTGTTAGGTGTATATATTCCAGGCAGTTTAACTAGTGTGCTGGAAGAAGAAATTAATAAAAAAGAAAATAATAAATAATTTAAAGGTGGTAGAGGTTTATGTTAGATATCCAAAGAAAGTTAGTTAAATATAATTTTTCAGCTAGGAGTATAAAACCAACTTATATTGTAATCCATGATACAAGCAATCCTGGAGCAAGTGCTTTAAATCATTATAATTATTTTAATGGTGGTAATAGAAAATCTAGCGCTGATTATTTTGTAGACAGCAATAATATAATTCAGATAATAGATGCAGACCACTATTACTCATGGGCTGTTGGAGACGGTAATGGTAAATATGGTATAACTAATAGCAATAGTGTAAGTATAGAGATGTGTTTAGAAAAAGATGGTTATCCAACAAATGCTACTATTAGAAATACCATAGATCTTACAAAATACTTAATGGATAAATATAATATAGGAATTAATAGGGTTGTAAGACATTGGGATGCAAGTAGGAAATCTTGTCCTAATAGTTTTAAATCAAACAACTGGGCAAAATGGACTAGCTTTAAAAACGCTCTTACAAACGATATAAGCAATTCATCATCTAATAAGAGTAATAGCACTACTACTAATACAACCTCCTCTACGGGGTGTATACAAGGCTATAATGCTATCATTAAAAATGATTTCTTTTATTTGAGAGATTCTAATGGAAATAAAACAAGTGGCATAATAGAAATTGGCACTAAAATTAAAGTTTTAGACGTATCTTATAGTAAACAACTTGTATACATTGCTTATTTAGAAAATAATACAGAAAAGAAAGCTTATATAACTAATGCTACTAACTGTATAGAGTACCTTTATCAAAACCAATGGAACAATGGTTCAACTACAGAAATCGTATATGAAACATCAAGTTGTGCTAATTCTATAGGAACTATTAATCCATATGAAAAAGCAACTCCACTTTATCGAGAAAATGGAGTATTACATGTTGTATATACTACTTCTAAAGGTGTAAACACCAAGAGTGGTTATGTAAAATATAATGGTAAATTTAATAAATTTTAATCATTGAAAAAGATACTACACATATATAAAATAAATATGAGTACTATCAATTATAATTAATAATATAAAAAGACTAAGTAATATACTTAGTCTTTTTATATTATTACTATCCTAATAAGTTATTACGTCTTTCCTTTATTAACAATTCTAAGTCATTTAAGTCATCTAGTGTAGCCTTATTTCTAATAAAGCTTTTAGCTGAACTTTTAGATCTCATATAATTAGAACGTTCTCTATTATTTTCTATCCAATTCTGATTAGCCTTTAATTGGGCTTCGCTTGTTTTTCTCATAATTTTATCACCACCTTAAAACGTTAATAGATTAATTATTAATGTTATTATACTTACGATTAACGCTAATAAACTAATTGCTAAAACTTTCTTGTATTCTTTCTCCACCTAAATATTCACCCCTTATTAATTATTTGATATAATATTTATAAGAAAAAGATTTAAGGAACAGGAGGAGTATCAGTCCTCCCTTTTGGCTACTGAAATGCCTTTATTATTGTTGCTATTAAATTAACTATTGCAGTAATTAGTGTTAATTTAGCAATTAATATTTGAGTTTTTAATAACTCATCTTGATTTGTTCCTTTTTTCTTTTTCTTTTTTGCCATTTTTATCCCCCCTTACAATTATATTATAACACATGTGTTATATAATGTAAATACTTTTTTTGTTAAATTTTATAAATTTATTATATAAATATACAATTTTGTGTTATTATATATGTAATAATTTTTAGGAGGACTTTATGATTAATTTAGATATTAAAATGGGTGAAATCTTTATAGCTAACCTTTCAAATGGAGTAAAACCAGTTATGATATTAGAGGATATAAATAACTCTATTATTAAGGTTGCAATAATAACCTCAAATACAAATAAAAAGTTTAAAAATGATACAACAAATATTCAATTATTAAAAGGTGAATGTGGCTTATCATGTAACAGTACTATTCTTTTAAATAATATAATAACAATAAATAAAGACCAATTACAAAAAAAGATAGGTTGTGTTCCTAACCAATATATGAATATGATAAAAAAATAAGATACAAGGAGACCTATTAAGGTCTTCTATTTTTATAACTATATATAATACGATTACTTAGTATCATAATAACTATAGTTTATTTAACACTTTTAATTAATAGTCATTTAAACTACAAACAAATTTACTTTGATATTTTTATATTAAACATTTAATAAAATAGTTTAAATGATACTTTATAATCAAAGCAAATAAAAAATAAGAGCAATTGGAATTATCCAATCACTCTTATATATATTTAATAAATTTATATTAATTAGAAGCAACTAAATAAAATCTTTGATTATCATTTCCTGAATGTGCATGTGATAATATGTTTGTTCCACTTGCTGTACTACTTCCACTTACATCTAATACTGAAGGATGTAAATAATCTCCTACATAATTAGCTATAATAAATGAACCATCATCTTGATAATATAAATACCATCTTTGATATATTGCTGTATAATAACTTGTAGCATTATTAGGTACTTTAGCATAACCATTATCATTAGTTAATGATTTACCAGTGCCTAATGATTTATTTCTTATAATAAATGATCTTCCAATAGATGAACCTGTGTCATAAGATATAGTCCATTTCTGAGTATCACTACCATTTCTATCGTTAAGAACAACATTGCCTCCGTTAAGATCTAAAACTTTATTTTGATCTAATTTACTGGCGATAACCCATTCACCTGATAGTAATTGGTTTACTTTATCAATACTACTGCTCATAAAAATTCCCCCTATTTTTAAAAGAATATTTTAATATAATTATACACTATTTTGATTTTAATGTAAATATTCATAATATATGGAAGTATATTTTTTAATAAAAAAGCCCAGGAATATCCTAGACTTTTTTAGGGTTTATTGTCAACTACTCACCACTTAGCTACGCTTGAAGTGGGAGCTTGTAACTCTACTACACGTGGTAAATGGATATAATCCTCCCACCTCAAACGTAGGTTACATTATACGGTGATTGACAGCACCGTAAGTAGAAGAGTTTACTCAACTACTTCTTTGGATTGGTTTTCAATATATTGTATGCCTTTATTCCAAAGATTCATTGCTCCTATCCTATCATCATTAGATGTATAAGAACAGTTTTTACAACAGAATATGTGTTGTTTTTTATTTCTATTAGCTTTTTCAATATGCCCACATTTAGGACATTGTTGACTTGTATGCTTAGGATTTACAGCTATAACCATTGAGTTATTCGTCTGTGCCTTATATTCAAGATATTTCCTAAACTGATAGAAAGCCCAAGATACAGAAACATATCTGTTATTAATATTTACTTTTTCAGTAGAGGTTCTTATCCCTGTTAAATCTTCAAGTACAAATAATGTATTTGCACCATATCGGTCAACGAGTGCCTTGGTGATAGAGTGGTTTAAATCACTTATCCAACGGTTTTCTCTTGAGCCTATTGATTTAATTCTTCTTTTAGCAGATTTAGTTCCTCTCATTTGTAGGTTTTTTCTTAATATTTTGTAGTGTCCTCTTTTTTGTTTAACTTGCTTTCCACTAAAGAAAGTAGTCTTACCAAAACTGTCATAGGTAGTAGCCACAAAATTAATTCCGAGGTCAATTCCTACAATTTTATTAATTTTAAATGGAGTAGTTTGTTGATATTCTTTAGTCATTGGAATGTGTAAAAAGTATTTTTTATATTTATATACAAGTTTAGCTGTTCCAAAACTATAAGAGCCATCAAAATATTTCTCCATTCCTTTAGCTTCATATGGTATTTTTAATCTACCATTTAAACTATTTATAGAGAATTTACCAAGCTTAAGAGAATAATCTCTATTAAAAACAAGGTCATATTCTAAATTTTTAAACTGTACTAAAGTAAAATCATGTCCATTAGACTTATTGGTTTTATATTTAGCAATTACAGTTTTCATTACTGATTGAGCCATTTGAGATTTAAGACCAAACTTTTCTCTAAGGTAGGTATAAGTTGCTTTATTCAATTCAGCTTGTTTTAAGCAATTGTTATCATAGACATATTTAGAAATATAGTTTAATGCCTTTCTAATTTGAATCATAGTTTGAGTTAAAATCTCTACTTGTTCATCAGTAGGATTAATTTGTATTTTAGAAGTAGTTGTTATTTCTATAATACCCAACCCCTTTCACTAATATAATTTTAACATTATTTTTAGTGAAAGTAAATAGTAAATATTAACCAAAAAGGAGGTTAAAGCAAGAATTGGAAGAATTATCGTTTAGTTAAAGCTACGAGCAATTCCTCCCCCACTTGTAGAAGTGGGAGTATCCTTGCTGTTTTTAGATGAAAAAATGAGTTATTTTATTTATTAGATTTTAACAATTTTATAGAAAAATAAATAGAAAATAACTAGAAAAATCTAGTTATTTTTAGTAGAATCGCTTTAAAGAACCTAAATAAGTTATAGTGTATATTTACTATATCATATCATTTGATAAGAAATCAATTCCTAAATATCTATATATTTGAATAATATTCAATTAATTGATATAATATCCATATTATAAAAGGGGGATATTATATATATGAATGAAATCAAATCAAGTGAAAATAATATTTTAAAAGCTACGTGGTTTACTGTATTTATGCTAATATTTTTTTTTCCAGTAGGATTATTTCTTATGTTTAAATATAAAAAATTTAATAAAGTATCTAGAGGAATTATCACTGGAATATATGCTCTTATTTTCTTAATTTCTATCTTTAATTCTTTCAACACTAAATCCAGTAGTTCAACTAATTCAAACACTGCTACACCAGAAATGACTACAGATTTAAACAAAGATACAATTCAAACTGAAAAGACCACTAAGGAACTTATTGAAGATGCAATCCCTACAACAATAAAAAATCTTGAAAAAATAAATTATGTTGAAATGGTTGGTGACTCTCAACCAGTAGTATTTATTCTTAAAATGAATGATAATTTAAGTAAAAATTTTATGCTTAAAGGAGCATATTTAAATGCAAAGGATATAATCAAATCTGTTTACGCAGTTGCAGGAGATAAAATAACATCTTATCAATTTGTTTTTAATTTTCCATTGGTTGATATGTATGGAAATGAAGAAGATGGAAAAGTTTTAAGTTTTGATATGAGTAAAGAAACTGTAGAAAAGATAAATTGGGATAACATAACGACTGATAATTTAATCGCTTTAAGCGAAAACGTGTTTATGCATCCTGATTTAAAACAATAGATTTAAAAAAGCTAGGTAACTTACCTAGCTTTTTTTGTCTAAATATATACATAATTCTTGTAACTCTTTGCATAAGATGTTATAATTAAATTATAAATTTTGAATATTTAAGAGATTTTACATAAATAAATAAAAAGTTCCATTAACCCGTTTATAAAATGTTTCCTACGCATTTTATAAATTAAGTTATAGATATGAAGCAGATATCTATAAAGTTCAGAGTCAACGAAACTTTTAATTAACTTACTCAAAAAAACTAATCTTTAGTTTTTGTTTAAGTTAATTATATAATATATATTCTTTTTTGGCAATAATTTTGTTCGATTTTTGAGTAAAGTTGCTTAAAAGTTTATAAAAGTTTTAGAGTTCTAATCTTTATAGTTATTATAGGGGTTAGAACTTTTTATTTATCCAAAAAGAAAGGTGGATAAATAATATGATAAAAATAACTAAGAAAAAATATACAACTAATCTTACTGTAAAGGAAATAACTACTATAAATGATTTAAGAGATAACTATAAAATCTTTAACAGCACTAAATCAAACATGATGAGTGTTTTATCTTATCTTATAAAACATGGAGCAAATCTAAAGCAAGGTCTTAGAAAATCTATTAAAGATATCTGGAATATGTATAAGAGATATCATAAAGAAATTAAGTCTATTTCAAACTTCAAAAAGATTATTTATAAATTAGAAAATGCAAAACTTATCTTTATTGAAAAGATAGGTAAAATTAATGTTTATCATGCAAGGAAATTTTTAGAAGCACCAAATAAAGTGACAGAAGAAGTGACAAATAAAAATACCATTGAAAGTATTGAAATTACTAGCTTAGATAATGATTTAGAAAATACTCAAATACAAAATATTAAAAATAATTATATTACTATTACTGATAATACATCTGATGATGTTTCTAAAACTAATTATAAAAATTCTTTAGCTTATAAAAAAGCATGTGAAAGAAACAATAAAGATACAGTTGCTCCAATCGAGTTAGTTGCTATAGCTAGAAAGAAATTAATCAACAAGAAAAAGTTTAATGCTATTACAATAGAAAAAATGGTAGATAGAATCAGAGGAAAGCTTTTTAAAAAATTAGATGTTACAAGATTTAATATGGATAAATACCTAGAAGTAGTAGTTGACGATGTTATTGCTTTTTTTGAAGTTAAAAGAAAATCTACTGCTAGAACAATTGCTACTAACAAATTAAAATATAAAAACGCTTATAAAACTAAAAAGAATCTTGCCACATCTACTTTTGCTAACTTTACACAAAGAGAATATGACTATAATAAATTAGAAGCACAGCTTTTGGGTTGGGATACTTCTGATGATGATTGGGAATAGAGGTTATAAAACTTTATAAATATTTATAAAAGGTTGGTATATTTTATACTTTTTTAAAATATATATTATTATAAAAGATTTTAAAGGAGTATAAAAAAATGACAACTAAACACAGAATAACAATAAGTTTTAAAGAAAGTGAATTAGAATTATTTCTTCATGTAAAAGCAAAAAGAAATTTTTCTGATTATGTTAAAGATTTAATAGAGGAAGATATGAGAAAGCAATTAAAAAAGAGTAATTTAAATGTTTGATTATAGCTTAGCACACAATATTTTAAATTTTGGACTTGTTGCAGGTACTGGAACACTTGCAGTAACTTTAGCATCTACAGCTTTTAAATTTACTAATCCAGTTGGACAGGAATGGGATAGAGCGTTAAAAAAAATAAATAAAAATATCTGCAATAAAGATGGGCAAACATTTAGGTTAACTAAGATAAAAAAAATAGGCGATAATTATACTGCTAAATGTATTATTCCAAGTGGCTTAAGTTTTAAACAATTGGAGGACATAAAGCCTATTTTAGAAGATAGTTTGGGTGCAGTAATACAGCTAGATCATGGGAATTTTAATAAGTTTGTAAATATAAATATTATAACTAGTAAACCTAATTTAGATTTTAAGCCTGTAGAATGTCCATGTGATAAATTATTTTTAGGATATAAAGCAGATGGAAAGCCATTTTTAATAGATATAAACAAAAATCCGCATAACTTATTTTGTGGAATGACTGGTACTGGTAAGACTACAGCTTTATTTATGGCTATAACTAATCTCTTAGCAAATAAAGATAACAAATTTGAATTATGGTTTGCACAAATTGTAAATAGAGAAACAAGTCTTTTCAAGGAGTGCAAGAATGTAAAGATGATGGCTAATAGTTTAGAGGAAACTAAAATAATGTTAGAAAGATTAGTAGGTATAGCAGATAGAAGGGCATTAGCGTATGAAAAAGCTAACTGTAGAAATATAGCCCAATATAACAAATATAATGCCAGGAAGCACAATAGAATTTATTTAATCTTAGAAGAATTTAGTTTTTTTAGAAGTAGTGATAATGATAAAAAAGAAATTAAGGAATTAAAACAGGATTGTGAAGATTATATAAATAGAATTTGTAAAGCTGGAAGAAGTGTCGGAATACATTTGCTTAGTGTACTACAAAGACCTACAGTTGCTAATATAGATACGACAATAAGGAGTCAATTGAGTGTTTTAACATTTAAATTAAAGTCAGGTAATGATAGTAAAATAGCAGTTGGTACTGAAGAGGCAAAAGATTTAGGATTTAGAGAAGCTATCTATGATGGACAAGATGGTTATAATTTTATAGTTGCTCCTAAGCTAGATGAAGATTTTAAATTATTAAAGGATTGTGTACAAGAAATAAGGCTTCCAGGAGATTTAATTAAAGATAAAGAAAACAATACTATTAATACTAAAAAGGCAAGAGAAAATGTAACTGTATTACCTCCAAGTACTATTTATGTTAAAAAGGGTGGAGTTATCTTTCAAGATAATTTAGAGGTTTTACCAGATATAGCAGTAGATAAAGAAGTAGCACCGTCGATTCCAAGAACCAATGGCAAGTATGATAAACAGATATTAAAATTTATAGAAGATTTCAAGAGTATAACTGTTAAACAAGCAGAAATAATGTTCTATAAAAATAATAATAATGCTAGGCGTAGACTAAAAGAACTGGAGGAACAAGGTATTTTAAAAAGCTATAAATACAATAAGTCAGCTTTAGCTTATACCTATAAAGAATTTAAAGAGATAAGCGAACATGATACTATAAGGAATGATTTTGTAGTCCAATTAATAGCACAGGGCAGTATAATTAATAATTTTAAGCTAACTCCACGATGTTTAAATGGAATGGTTATTCCCGACCTTTATATAGAATATACCTATCAAAATAGCACATATAAATCTTATTTAGAAGTAGATTTAACACACTTCACTGGAGATTCTAAGATAACACTTTACAATAAATTAAAAGAAAAAGAAGATTTTAATTTATTTATTTTAAGAGATAGCGTACCTAAATTTAGAATTTTACCTAAATTTCAAACAAGAGTTTTACCACTTAAAAAATTCATAATAAATATATAATATATAAATAAAGACAAGCTAAGATTAAAATACATTTTATGGAAAATTAGCGCCTTTATCGGTCACTCGCTACGCTCCTTCCCTCTTTATACAAAAGCTCAAATATAACTAAAATCAAGCTTTTAAAGCATAAAAAGAGTGGGTATAAAAACCAACTACTCAGTCTTACACTCACTCTTTTTTAGTACATACCCTTCATGCAAAAGAAGTTAAATTGATAAAATGAAAGGATGATGTACAATGTATAATTTTAGTTATAGCTTTTATGAGGTTGCAATCCTTAAAGCTATATTTATAATTATATTATTAATGTTTGCCAAAGTTTTAATTTTTTATACAGTAAATTTAGCACTTTATAAATTAAAGTTTGGCAAGAAAAAGAAAAGAAAAAGTAAACCCAATTTTGGGTTAAGTACAATTCAATTATTAAGACTAGGAAATATTAAGTTAACTATGTATGAAATCTTTATAAGTATTTCAATCTTAGGATTTTTAATTTATTATTTCTTAGCTTAAACATAGTTAAATTATTCATCAATCATAAATAAAATGAGGGGTTTATAAGAATAGCTATGGTGGGTATGTAGAGAAGATCTTCTTAAAGATAAAAGAAAATCTTCTTTTTTTATTTATATGTATATTAATTCTAGAATTGTATAAACTACTCAAAATGAGGTGATTAAATGATAAGTGAATATATTATAGCAGCAGTTATTTTAACAACACTTCTGGCAATGTCCATTGTAACAATAATTATAGGAGTTAAAGCTCCTAAATATAAACCAAGCAGAAGAGAAATTTATGATAGGTATATACATAGTAGAAAATGGAAGAAAAGAAGATTTAGAGCTTTAGTTCTTGGAGGACATAAATGTGCATTGTGCAACTCTAAAAATGAACTTCAAGTACATCATTTGTCCTATGAGCATCTAGGAAAAGAAAAAGACTATGAATTACAAGTATTATGTCATAGCTGTCATCAGGAAGTTCATGGAAGAAAATTCTAAGGGGGAATGCAAAGCTAATTAGCATCACCATTCCTCCTTACTTTATTTTAATAGTTATAGGTTTTATTTTTTAACTTAGCACAATTAATAGTGCAATTAAATTCTATTAATTCTAATATACAAATATCTAGGGCTTTGGCTATAATTTCTAACGTTCGTAATGTTGGACTCTCTAAATTATTTTCTAGTAAAGATATATATCCTTGTGTCAGATTGCATTTAATAGCTAATTGTCTTTGGGTTAAATTTTTTCTTTTTCTATATATTTTTATCTTTGTCTTTATCATTTTAATTTAATTAATGAAACTAATTAGCTTTATAAAATAATATTATAAATTTTCCTTTTAGTGTCGAAATTGATAAGAAATATTACTGTTAGTAATATTTAGATGTGGTAAAATATATTTCAAAGAAAGTTAAAAGGGGAATAAATATGAGAGAAAAGAATAATTTAAAATTAAAAAAAGAGCTTAAGGAGATATTAGATAAAAGAAATATAAAAGATATAAAAGATATAAAAATCAATATAAATAAAATAACATTTTTGTATAAAAATATAAAAAGTTAATGTGTGTTTTTAACTAACGATTAATTATCTTATATATATCTAATACTTTATCTAATATTTCTAAATTAATTTCTTCTTTAGGGATGCCAGCTTTTTCAAATGCTTGTATAAGTTGCTCTGCTGTTTCATCTATAAGTTCATCTACATTTCTATAATCAGCTTTACAGAGAATATAATCCATACTTACGTTAAATATATCACATATCTGATGTAAAGTATTAAGAGCGGGGAATTGTGTATTTTGCTCATACTTAGAGATATTGCTTCTTGATACGTGCAATAAATCACTTAACTCTTCTTGGGTTAAGTTTTTTTCAAGTCTTAATTTTTTTAATCTAGACCCAAAAGATACATTTTCCATTTTATATAAATCCTTTCATATAATATCTTGAAAATTATACTATAAAGTGTTGTAAATTTGTTTTTGTGTTCGAAATTTGAGAAAAATTTGACATTTATCATTGAAAAATATATTAAAAAAGTGATATAATTACAATATAAGTTCGTGATAAGAACGGAAAGGGGAACATATGAAATTTGATAAATTAAGAACAATAAGATTAGCAAATAATTTAACTCAGAAACAATTAGCTAAAAAATTAGGATATTCGAGAACTGCATATTCTAAAAGGGAAATTGGAACACAGAAGTTTGATATGAATGATATAAAAATTTTAAAAAAAGAATTAAATTTAAGCATCGAACAAATAGATGATATTTTTTTTAAAGATTAACTTTACATAATATTTTAATATTATAGAAACATATTTAATTAAATTTTAATTTAGGGGGAAATAGCTATGGAAAACAAATGTGAATGCAGATGCCAAGGGGGACTTTTGTACAAGCTTAATAAATATGCGGAAGTTCATAGAGAGTTAAAAGTGGAAAATTTAGATTTGAAGTATTATATCTATAATTTAGAAAATGTATTATTGGAAATAAAGCAACTTGCAGCATTAAAAAAAGATATGCATATTGTTAATCTTGTAGAGAAGACATTAAAGGAAGACAACTAAGGGGGTTAAAAAATGGCAATGAATTATTTTAATGAATATGATTGTGACCAATTTAAGTTTTATCAACTGCCAAAAGAGTTATATACACTTAAAAAATATAAAAATCTTAGTAATGATGCATGTGTACTTTATGCAATGTTAAGAGATAGACTTCAAGTTTCTAGAAAAAATGGATGGATAGATGAGGAAGGAAGGGTTTACTTTATATTTTCTAGAGCAGAGGCAGCTTTAATGATAAGGAAAACTAAAAAGTCTGTAATTAAATATTTTAATGAGTTAATTAATGTTGATCTACTGGAAGAAAAGATAATAGAAGATGGTAGAGCTTATAGATTATACCTTGGAAAAATACAAAATAATGGTGATTATATACCAGAAATTAAAGCTAAAAAAGAAAGAATAAAAGAAGATATTAAAGTAAAAGAAAAAATTAAAAATAAAGAAAATACCTCCAAAAATGATACGGGTGTAAAAATTACACCGGTGAAAAATTTACACGGGGAGGGGGGTGTAAAAATTACACCAAGGGGGGTGGAAAATTTACACCCTAGTAATACTAATATAAGTAATACTGAATATATAAAAAAAGAAAAAAAGAAGAAAAGCAATTTTGATAAAACTATAGAAAATTATACTGATAGTGAAGAATTAAGAGAAGCTATTTTGGAGTTTATAAAATTCAGGAAAGGGATTAAAAGTAGTCTAACTGATAGAGCATTAACATTACTTCTTAGAAACTTAGATAAATTCGCTAAAAATGATAATGAAAAGATAGAAATAATAAATCAGAGTATACTAAATGGCTGGAAAGGTATATTCCCGTTAAAAATAGATCCTAAACAAAATAATCTGTTTAATGGTAGAAGTCGAATGGATAGAAGTTGTGATTATTTATAAGCTAAGTAGGGGGATTTATGGTAGATATAAATAATATCCAAAGCACAGAAATAGAAAAAAGTATTTTAGGAGCATTATTAAATTCAACTAAATGTTTCTTATTAGCAAGTGAAAAAAAGGTTAATGGGGATATGTTCTATTCTCCAAGACATAAAAAAATATATAAGGCTATAAAAAAATTTAATGAAAAACAAAAGATAAATGTAAATGAATTTGACTTTATAACGTTTCTAGATGAGAACAAGAATAATATAAATGAATTTGGAGGATTATCATACTTAAATGAAATTAAGACGGAAGTTTTAAGTACAGTAGCCTTTGAAGCATGGGTAGATAAATTAATAAATTATCATGAAAAAAGAAAATTGTTAGATATATCGACTTTTGTACAAAAAAATATAGAAAAAGATAACCAGGAGCTAAAGGATCATATCGAAAATGAATTATTAAAACTTTATGATAAAAAAGATAGTGATGATGAAAATATATTCTTTGACATAATAGAAATGCAAGAGAAGTTACAAAACGGTGAAGAAAAGGGATTGCAAACAGGAATAAGAGAACTGGACCGAAGTATTCATGGTTTTTTTAAAACTGAACTTATAACAATATTTGCAAGAAGTGGAGTAGGTAAAAGTACACTTGCAATACAGATAGCTTTAAACATGTTGAGAAATAATAGAATCTTATATGTATCAAACGAAATGACTAAAAAAGAAGTTTATGACAAAATGTTTGCAAGTTACAACAGGATAGATATAACTAAGTGTAAGACAGGCACTCTTACAGATAATGAGTTTACTAAATATATTGATTTTATGGGTAAATTAAGCAATAAAACGATGAGGGTTATATCAGAACCTAATATAAACACTCTAATATCTAAGATAAAATTATTTAAATTAAAATATGGATTAGATATTGTGTTTATAGATTATATAAATTTAATTACAGAAGGTGCAGTTGGGGAAAATACAACAACTAAGTTAGGATATATAGCATCTAAGCTTAAACAGTTAGCAATGGATGAAAATATATGTGTTGTATTATTGGCTCAGGCAAAGAGAGATACGGATAAAGAAAATAAGAATAAAGCAATATTTGAAAAAGTAGAAAATGGAGATATACAAGATAGTGCAAGAATAGAGCAATACTCAAATACTATTTTATCTCTTTATAGGAATTTGAAATTAGATAATAAAGTAGCAAGAAAAATTTTGGCTGAAGAAGGGAAGATAGATTATAATTCTAAAAATCCAGATGAAAATCCAGGGGTAGCTACAATAACAATAAATAAAGCTAGATTAGGTAATAAAACAACAGTATCTGTTGCCTGGAACGGTGAATTTTCAAGGATAAATAATTTTGAAAGGTAAGGGGAAATGAAAAATGAATAATGTGCAATTAGTAGGAAGATTAACTAAAGATCCAGATTTAAGATTTACAGCAAATAAGGGAACTCCAGTAGCAAGATTTAGTGTTGCTGTAAGGAATCAGATAAAAAATGAAAATGGAGAATATGGAGCTTATTTTATAAATTGTGTAGCTTTTAGTAAGACCGCAGAGCTTATAGCGACACATCTTACTAAAGGTAGAGAGATAGGGATTACAGGTTCGCTAATAACTGGGAGTTATGAGGACAAGCAGGGAGTTAAGAGATATACGACAGATGTGATTGTAAATAGCTTTGATTTTATTGGAGCAGCTCCAAAAGGAAATACATCAGGTACTCAGGATACTGGATTTAATAATAATGGAGCTATGGTAGATGATATGATTCCGATAGATGAAGGAGAAATTCCATTTTAGGGGTGAATAAATGGCTTGTAGGTTTTGTAATTTGCAGATGCCTTGCTGCTTAGATTGTAAAGAAAAAGATTGTGCAGTTAGATGTAGTGGTGTCTTAAGCAAGGCTAGTAGTAATAAAAAATGTGAGTGGTATAGCACTTATAAAGCTAAAAATAAATGTCTTAGAGTAAAATAATAATTTGAGGTGTGTTATGGGAAATTATGAAGAATGTTTAGAAAAGATAATAGAAATAAGTGATTTTAAAAAATGGGAAATAGGAGATGAAGAACTGTTTGTTTTTAATGATGCAGCTATTCATCTTAAGCTATCAGAAAGCAGAGCAATTAAAATAACAACATTACCAATAACAAGAATAGATATGGATATGAATTTATATAAAGAGGAGATATAAATGGATATTGAGAAAGCTAAGGCACTATGTGAAGAACATGATAAGCTAAAAACAACAGTGAAAATTATAAATGAAGCAACTAAAAAACATTGGTGGATGGTTATAAAAAGTCCTAAAGATGAAAGCTATTTATCAAATGTTCAGATAAGAGCTATTTTAGATTTAGCTGCAAGTAGGATGAAAGAAATTGAGGATTTAATAAAATAACTATTTTAAAAGGTTGGGGGAGTTAAAAATGAAGGTTAAAGAATTAATAAAGTATTTAAGTATGTTAGATAAAGATAAAGAAATTTTAGTCGAGGAAAAAAGAGGAGTAGTGCTATTAAAAACAGATGGGATTACAATAAAACATATAGAATATAATAGCGAAGATAAGTATATCTTATGTTAGATTAAGTGAGGGTTGTAAATTGGTTAAAAGAAAATATACTTGCAATACACCACTTCAAAAAATGAGTGAAGTAACAGAAGAGGATAGATACAAAGCTTTAAAATTTAGAGTTGGAGATAGATTAAAAGCTAAGTTTTTTGTAGGACATTATCACAAGCCTTTTATAAGGGAATGTGTTTTTTTAGAGAATATAGATAATAAGTTTTTACTTGTAAGTTTAGGTAATTATAAAGAATGTATAACAGTTAGAGATATTGTATGTTAAGAGGGATTAATATGGAAGTAATAAAAAATAAGGAACTCCTACAAGAGTTCCTTAATGAAATAGTAATACTATATTTTAGTGGTATAGATGTTAAAGAAGCATTAAAGCAAGTAAAAGAAAATCTTAAAAATTAAATGGGGTAAATTTATGGAATTAAAAAATGATTTTGGATTTTTAGAAAATAAAATGAGCATAGAACAATATCATAGACATAATGACATTGAGAGTTGGCTATATAATTATAAAATTGCAGAAGTAGCAATAGAAAATTTAAAGGCAGAATTAGTAGTTTTAGATACTTTAAAATCTGTAAATATAGAAATTGAAGGCAAAGGTTTAGGTAAAGTTTCAAGTTCGGTTGAAGATATACAAGCTAAAAAGGAAAAAATAAAAAGTAGAATAATGGTTATGGAATCGAAATTAAATAAATTAAATAAAGCTTTAGATGCATTAAAAGAAGAGGAACTTTATGTAATAAAAAGCTTTTACATAAATCAAGAAAGATATAAGGAGATAGGTAATAAAATGCAATGTAGTATTATTAGCTGTAAAAGAATAAAGAAAAAAGCATTAAACAAAATAATAATAGGCGTTTATGGAGAATTATAGTGTACTTTTAGTATACTTTTGTGATACTTTTTTGATATTATAAAGTACTTGTATGTAAATGTTTGGTAGGGTAAAATGATATTATGTAATTAAAATAATTCATTAAAAGTATCTTCCTAAATTAAATATTATATTATAAAAGATCTAGTTGGTGTTGCTAGGTCTTTTTATTTTTAAGGGGGTAAAATAATGGCGGTAAGAGAAATATTAAAAGAAAATCAACCAGAGATTTATAAACATCTTAAAGATAAATATAAACTTAAGGAAGAGATTAAGACTAAAAACAATGAAAAACTATCAGAAGAGGACATAAAAGAACTTATGGGTAGTAGAAGATATAAAAGAGTAAATGGAGCATTAAGACAAATATAAATAAAAAATATTTTATAAGTTTTATAAGAAAGGTGGTGGATTAATGAATTTTGTAGAGCCAATACGAGATGAAAGAAAATTTAGAGATATACAAGAGTATTTAAAAAGAACGAATGAAAGAAATTATATAATGCTTATAACTGGAACATACACGGGGTTAAGGATATCGGATGTTTTAAAGCTTAAAGTATCAGATGTTAAGGATAAAAAATTTATTTATATAAGGGAAAAGAAAACAGGGAAACAAAATATAATAGAGCTTAATCCATTGCTTATAAAAGCTTATAAGAGTTATTGTGATGATAAGTTTCAAGATGAATATTTAATAAAGAGTAGAAATGGTATTAACAGACCATTAACAAGAGTACAAGCTTATAATATATTAAAACAGGTAGGAGAAGAGTTTGGAGTAGAAAATTTAGGAACTCATACAATGAGAAAAACATTTGGATATCACTATTATAGAAAAACTAAAGATGTAGCTACGTTAATGAAGATGTTTAATCATAGCGACCCATCAATAACATTAAAATATATTGGAATTATTCAGGATGAAATGAATAGAGCTAGACGAGAGTTTAGTATCTAGATTATTTTTTATCTTATTAAGTTAACAAAATGAGAGAGTGTTAAATTATGTTTTTTTAATACTATTAAAGCTATTGTAAAATAAAGGATTTAAAGCATTAAGATGAATTTAACAGAATATTAGATAAGTAAATTTAAATAAAAATTTAAGGAGTGTAGGTAATGGAAAAAGAAATAAGACTAAATGGAATGAATAAGGAACAAATGTTAGAAGCAAGACAAGGGCTTAAAACTATAGATGAAGGTTTTGAAATGTTAATAAATCAAGTAGAGAGAATAGAGCAAGGTGAAGAAGTGCCAGCAAGTGAAATAAGAGCAGCAAAGTTAAAGCTAAATGAGGGCATGTATATATTTAACGATATGAGAGCCGCACAGGAGAGAAATGCAAAGCATTATACTAATCCTACTAATGTTATGAATAGAGGGCAAAGAAGAAGGAATAGGCGTGGATAAGGATAAATTAGAATCATGGATTAAGGAATTAATGGAGGAGCAGAAGCTTTGGAAGTTCTATAAGTCTAAGTATTGGATGCAACTTAAAGAGGAAGTATTAAAAGAACAGAAGCATGAGTGTCAAGAGTGCTTGAAGCATGGAAAGATAACAATAGCTGATACTGTTCATCACGTTCAGTATGTTAGAAAGCATCCAATGTTAGCATTAGATAAGTACTATGTATATCAAGGAAGGCAGTATAAGAACCTTGTTGCAGTATGTAAAGAGTGTCATAACAAGCTACATCCTGAAAAAAGCTTTAAGAAACAAGAGCCGTTGAATGAGGAGCGTTGGTAATAGCCCCCTACTCCCATATGGCTATTTTTCTATTGGGGGATAAACAA